CATATAATTCAAACCCATTGCTCGGTCTGATTTTGTAGAGTCCGCCCCTTTTACTAAGTTAAAACCACGCTGAGCTACTGCTGCTGGTGTGTTATTAGTCAACACCTGAGCAATATGCAACGACGAGGACTCTACATCGTTAGCACTCCATGGGATACTGTTACCAGTAAACAATGGCATATCCTCGTACCCCATATCTTTTAACAACTCAGCCTGCTCTGTTACGTCAGGTGTCAGCAACCCAAGAACCGAAGTGTCACCGCCCTGTAAGCCTTTGTGGATGCTTAAGGCAACCGTGTTTACATATTGACGCAGCTTACCTGCATCATCTGCTCTCACATCAGGTAGTAACTCATCATCCAACACATACTTTGGTATATTACCGTTTTGTTTTGCTTCTGTAAGTGCAGTCAACAACCCCTGCCTAAAGCGACTGGTTACAATTACCTCACCAGCAGCATTCTCAACCTGTTGTGGTTGAAAAAACGTAGATATTGAAGCTGCTGATCTATATTTCTCTCTATCCGCATCACTTAAAAATGCTGGATCGATATCCATCAGCACATTACTTGTATTTGTTGCTGCTGCAACCATACTCTCAATATCTGATGCCTGACCTAACGTGTTAAAAAATGTCTGTGATGCTTGATCTAATGCAGCTGTATTCTGTGCTATCAAGAGTTTGTTACCATCTGCTGTTAGTGCATCAACTCTACGTTCAGCAGCATCCATAAGTGCCTTACGATCATTTTCATTAACAAACTCAAGCTGATCGCCGTACTGCTTAGTACCTTTTGATACGTAGTGGTTAATCTCATCAATGCTCCTAGAATTTTCAATGTTATGTAAAAAAAGCTGGCGAGCCATACCACTCGCATCACCCTTAAACGTAGCAACCGACTCAGATGATGTTAGACCACCCAAACCTTCGTGATTACCCAAAGCTATAATACCTGTCAGTGTCTTATCAAACGTATCTGTTTGCATTGTCCGACCAAGATTATTTTGACGTGCTTGGTGTAAGCCCATACTTGCTTCACTCCGAGCTTTCTTAAGCAAGTTCTTTAATTGATGGTGCGGCTTTAATGCCCGAAGCTTAAACTGAGCTTTTTGGTACAACTCCGTAGCTTTGTCTGTGTACCCATTAGCTTGGTAAAAAGTTGGATCAGAAACTTTTGTTGGAGCAAAATTATCTAAAGTAAAGTTTGCAGCAGATGTATCGAATGTTGCCAAAGCCGACTCTGCTTCCGCAATCGCGTCATCGTTCTCCTGAGCATATGCGTCTTGAACAGCAGCAACCGCTGTATTCAACTGTAAACTATACTGAGTGTCTGCGCTGTTTGCTGCAGATTTATTTACAGCAAACTGCTTCTTGGCAAACATGTCGCCTACAGAGCCTGCTGCTCGTGCTGTTTGGTTCAAAGCATCTGACACAGCCGATAAGGGCGACTCAAACACTTGCTTATAACCAAAAACAGACGCATCTGCTTTTTGTTGTTCTACGACACCTGTTTTTACTCTAATTGCCATTATCCTCCAAAGCCAAATGATTTAATACCTGCTGCTTGATTCGATGAAAGTGCTGAACTTGTCATACCTACACCACCAGCAACTGTTCCCAATGCCGAGGCAATACCAGCAGTCTTTGTAGCACTTGCCTGATTCTTCAAGTTATTAGACTCGTTCTGTGCAGCAAACAAGATATTACGAGCATTTGTCTCACCACGCTGATGGTACAACTTACCCATACGTGTATGCTCGTTCGCCTGCAAGTAGCCTGATAAACTCTCATCTGAAATTTGTGCGGCTACAGAAATCTGCTGCGCATATGCATCATCTTCCAATGAATCCATAAACGAATTAAATGTACCACCATATCCGAACTTAACATCGAATCCAGCTAACTCCTGCTGCGTCTTTTTTGCAAAGATTGCTTGCTCCCGCTCAGCTTCATCCATCGCACGCTGTCGGTTAGCTAAAACAACTGCGCGATCATACTCCGACTGCTGTTGCTGCGCCTGCGCATTACTACGCTCAATTGCTGCATTGTACTTACCCTGCTCTTCAACGGCTTTTGCGTTTGCCTCCAACGCCTTAGCTTGTTGGCGTGAAGACATATAACCAACTGCTGCCGAAGCTACAGTTGTTGCTGCAATGATAAATGGTACTGCCGTTGCCATGTTAGTTTAAGTCGGTTTTTGTTACAAGTGACACGATAGTAAGTGGATACGGTTCACTTTGCTCAATGTCTATGATTTTATCAACCCCAAAATAAGCACCTCTAAGCGGCTTTTCTCGGTCAAAGCCTGTAAATGAGGTTTGTGAAATTGCGTTATACGCCACCAACACATTGATTGGCTCTGAATCTACAGTGGAAAGAAGTTCTGATTCCTGTGTGTGTAGCTCTGCTATATAATCCCGATAGTCTGACACATACCGATCAGTTCGATCGGTATAATTTGGTAATCTAATAGTCTCTAGATTTCCATCGATACCCACATCATAACGAGTAGACTCGTACACATATACCTTAGATGATATAATTCTTGAATTATCAGAACCATATGCAGGTTTATTTGCTCCATCCCAAGTTGGGTACATTGGTTGTACAGAACCTTTGTAACCAAAGCCAACGACCCATCTTTCATTATCACCTAATAAAATACTCATACTGACTGAGCCATTAGTAACGGTGTGTTTACCCATATACACACCACCGACCGTAACATCCACTTGTAAACCATCTTTAAATACAGATGTATTCGATAAGTTAATTGTTAGCCTTTTTGTTATTATATCATAGGCTGCATCTGTTGTGCTAACAACTCCAGTTTCAGAGCTATCTAGATAAACAGTCGGTTCTTGCTCATGTTTTGACACAGATGACAACACCTCGTGTTGTATAATACCGTTACGTTGTACTATCGCATACACCTGATCCAACCCTGAGTCGTATCCACGCCTAACCACTGCAATATCAAGAACTGTTGCACCGTGTAGCTCCATCTTAGACCATGCATAGTAATCCTCCTGTCTCTGGTACGTTAACACATATATTACACCAGACTTAGTTAAACAAAAAATACGCGGTTGCGGAGTCTCCTCTGTTGCTATCCGTACTATGTTATCACTTATGAATGTTGGGTATATGAACTTTGAAAGATCGTTAGCATTCTCTCTTTGAATTGTTCCATCATACTTGTACTCAAGCAATTTATTCTGAGCGTTGTTAGGGAAGAAAATTGATGTGCCTACCATATAGGCTTCATCCTTACAGTTCAGTTCGTCTACAAGAGAGAAACGAATAGTTTTTGGGCTAACAGCTGCTTCATATTCATTCACGGACATCTTAAACACACCTCTTGTTGTACCAACAACTAAATCCTTAGCTGCAATAATCCAACGAACTGATGAGTTTACATTCGACAATGGGTATGAAATTCCGTTTGTGTCCAGAACTGTCTTGTCATCCTCTGACGGTGCAAACGAATCTTCATCATCCAGCTGACTAAAGAATACGTAGTTTGGATTTGACGGTGTGCCACCGTAAACACGCCGACGCTCAAAATAAGCTACATCTGATGGGTAATTATTAGCATACCAAGCACCAAAACTAAAGGTTTCAAATCTACCTGAATTTTCAAAACTACCCGTTACACCACTTCTTGGTACTGGGTTCTTTAATCTAGCACGAACTTCAGTATCTGAGGTTCTACCTATAATCTGCATATACACAACACCTGTTGGCATAACACCGCGTATGTGACGATCAATAGATGTATTTGCTGTAAAAATACTATCAGTAGCTGTTATTGTAACATCATTAGCAATTTCAGTTACATTAATCGAACCTGTTGGTTGGATGAGATTTGCGCTAACACCTCCTAATGTGTCCGAATGAATCGCGTCTACACTCGTGTCTACCTTATGGACATCAAACTCCAGTGCTGTTGATAAATTACCAATTACATCGTCTGCACTTGCGTTGTCAGCAGAGGTCTCACCATCTATTACAAAAGCACCACCGACCCAAGTAAATGTTCTTTGACCACTTGTTGTTATTTCAGCTGTCAAAGTACTCGCGCTATGACTTGCCGAGGAATGTACTTCAAAAGAAACATCGCCGTAAGACTTGTACACAGCTCCGTATTCATAAAAACCTAAATCATTTGGAGTTATTGGATCTTCATTATAGTCAATCCCCAGTATACCCTCGCCTCTAACAAACTCTACTGGGTGAGCCTCATTACCTAAATACTTCTCAATCTTTACCCAGCGAGTCATTGAACTACTGCTGTCAACCAACACATCACTTGATGAGTTTTCTTCGTTAACACGAATCCACGAACTAACCTGTGATGAATCAAAAATATCAGTGTCTGTGCGTAAATGCACCTCACCAACTGGAACCGCATCTTTTGTTAACGCATGCTCCTGAACCGAACCTGCTGTTGTAACATTATTGTCCAGCAAATACAGTTGAGCAGTCGCATCATTGATATCGGTTACAAAATCAGCTTGGTCCACGTAAACAACTGTTGGTGTGGGACCTGTCACTTCTGGGTAGTTTGTGGCTGAATCAATAACCTTACCAAGCAGCCAAACATCGTTTACCTCATACTCAACATACCAATCTTTTGAAAATGTATTAGCTTGCTTACCACCAGTTGTATCAATATAGTCGTTGTATATATCAGTGAAATCTGCACTTGTACTTTCTACTTTTGCCACTTCCTCACCCTTAGTGATGTCAAGACGTGTACTTGTTTGCTCTTCTTGAAGAAATGGCTCGATGTATGTATCTACTTCGTAAAAATAAGATATATCGTTTTCAATCTCAAACTTTCGAGGTCTGTGGCTGGGATGACAAATATAGATAACACTTGTTTCTGAACTAAAACGTAAATCATTAAGTTGATCAGCCGTATATGGTGTGTTTAACCACTCATATTGAAGTACACCATCTGTATCAAATACACGTAGTTTTTGATGAGTAAACACAAGTCTATATGACTCATCCTTACCAACTGTTAAGTGTACCTGCCTGAATTGTGTGTCAGTCTCGTCTGGGTCTACATAAGATAACTGAAATCCCTGACGATATGCAGTGGGACCCTGAAGAGACGGAAAAAAGTTTGTAAGTTTACGGCACGAGTTAGCAACGCGATCAATATCCGTCCTACCCGCTAAATTATCGGTGATTAGACCACCCGAAAAATTTGTAGTAACATTACTGTATCGTGCCATAGGTTCGGTGTGTACCTAAAATTGTAGATGTTGAGTCATCCATCAGGGATTGAGATGGTCCCTGTCTTCCGTCCACCACTCGTGCACGACGAAGAGCAAGCATGTATTGTTGGAAGAGTATCTCATGTCGATTTTCAGAACCTGATAGCTCAATGCTTAAAGCTTGGGCTATGTGCAATACAATGACACGGTTTAAGAATGGTGGTATAGATTCTGCATATTCTTCTAAGTCTGGGACAAACGTATAGTACAAGTTAACACTGTCTTCATTTGCAAACAGAGTGCCCTGCTCAATGACGTAGTCAGAAATCTTATAATGCTGTGTTGGATGCTCTAAATAGTATAGTGTATTAAAATTAGAGGGTAGTTCAAAATAATTCTCGTACGGTCGATTAGTAATTGGATTTACATTAACAGCCGATAACTCAACTCTTGTGGTGTTGTAGCTGAATCTGTTTTCAGAGAAAATTTCTAAAATTGCGTCAAGATACGCCTGATTTGTAATCTGGTACGTTGTACTTGTTGTATCGCTCTCGTCCAAAAAATAACTGCCTACCTTACGCAGAGCAGCGTTCATGATATTTAGTTTTGTAGGCGTAGTTGACATATAAAAAAAGGGAGTAGCCTCCCCCGAATTTACAGGGGAGGCTACGGTTAAGATTAGGATTCGTTACAACGGATCTCTCCAGCAACTTCACCCCACATACGAGAAGCATCTGCACAGAGCTTAAAGTAGATGTATGGGATGTTTTTCTTGGAAGGATCGCGCCACATGTCGCCCTTAAGTCCTGTACCAACAGACATCTTAAGTGCTTTAGGCGCTGCAACAATAACACGACGCTCGTCACCGTCAGTACCAGTTGAAAGCGGTAGACGCTCACAGTGGATGAAACGGAATCCGAGGAAGGTTGTTACAGTGCCTTCAACAAGCGACTTGCGTACTGCGTAGTCAGAGCTGACCACTTCATCAATACCCAGAAGATCGTCGATCTGTTTCGCAGTAACGAAGCAGTTAACGATATCATCTTGGTCAATTGCGTGAAGCTTCAGCATGGTTGTACGTGCTGCACGAAGCTTCTCAAGTGTCAGACCAGAACTTGCTGTTCCATAATCGCCACCAACAGAGAAGCCTTCGGTGTTACCACCAGCAACAACATAGTCACCAGCTGCAGTAATGTCACCAGCAGAAATAGCACCAACAACAATGTTGCTGCGGTTTTCGTCGCCAGCAC